GTTCCGATATCGGTGTGGTTCACCGGCGGGCCGGGAAACTGGACCGGGTTCACCATGAAGGCATCCAACGTCAACGCAACGTTAAGCGGCCAGTATTTCGCGGCCGCCTGGGCGTCCATGGGCACAGCAGCCTATGGGTTGCGGTTGTGGGACCAGAACGCGGCGCTTGTTTACGACAGCGGCGCGCCGGCGGTTATCGTGACCTTCGCGGCAGGCAACTGGACTTACCTCGGAGAAGAGCAGCTGACCGTTGGTCACCGGTATTTCTGGGGAATTAACAAGGTGCTCGGCACAGGCGAGTATGTCTCATTAAACCCTTTCGCCATGAACTGCCACAACAATGCGTCGGGTGGCGGTTGCGCATTGGGCGTCGATTACGCCAACGGCCGGATCATGATGTACAGCCTCGCAACAACTGCCTGGACTGACCAAGGTCATCGTCCATTCCTCTGCGCCAAATTACTGGCCTGACTTCTTCCGCTTCGCACATATTCTTTCTGGAGATACTCAATGCCCTGGTACAAATCAGGAACGGTCTCTGTCGTCCTAAATTCGAACGCCGTGATCGGCACGGGTACCGCATTCATTGCCAACAGCCGCGTCGGCGATGCTTTTCGCGGGCCGGACGGCGGATGGTACGAGGTCACCAACATTGCCAGCGATACGGCCTTGTCGATCTCGCCGAACTACCAGGGTGCGACCAATGCCACCGGCACCTATGCGCTGGCGCCTATGCAGGGTTACGTCAAAGATTCGGCGGATGCTCTGCGCTCACTGGTCAATCTTTATGGCGCCAAGATGGCCGCGCTGGGCACAACCGGCAACTACGATATTTTACCAGTCACAAAAGGCGGAACTGGAGGCACTGATCAGGCGTCTGCGCGTTCTGGCCTGGGATTGGGCTCGGTATCCATTGAGAGCAACGTTCCGATCGCCAAAGGAGGCACTGGCGGCACCGATCAGGCATCCGCCCGTTCCGGCCTTGGCGCGGCAAAGTCTGGAGTGAACTCCGACATCACAGAGCTTTCAGGCTTGACCAAGGCAATCACTGTAGCGCAAGGCGGTGTTAGTTCTGGGTACGTTGAAGGGTTAATTCCTGTTTGGCTGTCTTCCACATCGATATTCATCACGCCGGGGTCGGCATACATCCCGTCGTTAAGTAAGTGCTTGGTAGGCACAGGCGTAACCCTGTCGGGTTTGTCATTGCCTGCAAATACTTGGTGCTACCTCTACATCTACAATAACAACGGCGTTCAGGCATACACGATATCAACCGAGGCGCCATCCGCCCCGTATTCTGGTACTGCTAGAACACGACCAGGTGATCCGAGTTGGCGCTTTTTATGCGCACTGCGCACAGGCAGTGGTGGTGCATTGCGAAACTTTCTTTGGGCAGCCGATTATGTGAACTACATTGACTCGGCTACGCTGTACCTAATCCTATCTGCCAGCACGGTGGTAGGTCCCGTCACCGTCTCTGCTATCTCCGCGATGCCGCCTACTACTCGGCGGGCGTTGATGCAAGTGTACTCCGCCGTCGGTAATTCATTTAATATGGGTTTAGCGTTCGACACGATGTTGCTTAGTGTCCAAGCAGCTACACGAGTGCTCGCCCCAGTGGTCTCTCTGCCAGATCAAGTATTTGTATACGGACATGCTGGCGCTGTAACAGGCGGCACTTCCTTAGACGTTAGGGGCTACGGCTCGGAGAGATAAACATGCCTTATGCAATTACAACTACAGGGTGGCGAGCAGTTGAGGCTGGCTGGGAATTGTTCGAAGGTGAAACTTACGTTGAAGAAATACCTCAGTGGCTCATTGACTCAATAGCTGCACAAGAGTTTCTGAGGTTATCTACGGCTGACTTGAACTCACGCCTTCGTCTTTCCACCGCTCAGGTTTCCGCGTTACAGGCGCGAGTCGACGCGATCAATGACGCCATCGAGGGTGAGTATGCGCTTCCCGAGGAAGAGGAAGAATTGCCGGGTCGGATTATTCAATTGGCAGCGTGGAAGAAGTATCGGGTTTTCCTCGGCAGGGTCAGCACTCAATTGACTTGGCCCGACGCTCCGGTGTGGCCTGTCGAGCCAGAGCCGTACACGAACGAAACGTCATCAGCTCGGCTAGCGGCTCCCGCGGTCTGATCGGTCACCGATATGGCCCGCCATCGAGCGGGCTTTTTTTCGCCTGGAGAAAAGTATGACCGTCACTGAACAAGACCGAGACATCCTCGCGCGTACGCTGTGGGGTGAGGCCCGCGGTGAGTCCTTGGCCGGCCAGATTGCCGTGGCCTGGGCGATCCGTAACCGCGTGAACGATGGCAATGCCAAATCGTGGTGGGGCGAGGGGTACACCGGTGTGTGTCAGAAGCCGTACCAGTTCAGCTGCTGGAACAGGAGCGATCCGAACTACGTATACCTGAGTGGCGCGAAGCCCATCCCGTTTCGCGAGTTTGCTCAAGCGCAAATTGCCGCTGACCAGGTGTTGGCCGGCAAGGTGGCAGATCCCACCGGCGGCGCTACGCACTACTACGCGACCACTATGCCGAAGGCCCCGGACTGGGCAGCGAAGGCCAAGCAGACGCTGAAGCTCGGGCATCACGTCTTCTTCAAGGATGTTCCGTAACCAGATTTATCCGTCGTCGCTTTAAAAATTAGCTCTCCCAGATACTCTGTTAAACACTCTTCGCATTTAACTTTTGTACCTTCTTTCAACTCCGAATAAAATATCTTCAGGTCCGTTTGACACTCTCCGCAGGGTGCCAAAACTATCGAGCCAAATTTTATCAAATCGTCTTCAAGAAGAATGTGGTGCTCGTTTTTGCATTTGTCACTCTGACAGATTATTGTCTTGTTGTTTTCGACGTAGTGAGACGTGTATAAGATCGGTTGCTCGCAAGCCTCACATTCGAAACTCTCGTATGGGATGGCGTAGATTATTAGGTTGCCGGTAGTGAGGCGCTCAAGAGCGACAAAGATTTCATTTAGTTTTAACTTGTTTACTTGATAGCCGGCGGCCTTGGTCGGTTGTGGTAAATGAAGAAAGCTTCCGAGGGTATTGTAATAACTCGTTAATAATGAATTTTTTATGTTTGGAGAATCAATCACCAAGGAGTCGCTTCCATCTTGATTTGATATAGTCAGGCGGAGATCCATGTCCGCATATTTATCGAACATAGATAGCATCTTCATTGCTTTGTTTGGCTCCCATTTATCAATGATAGATTTGGGTAGCGTGTCAACGCCTTTTAGCAGCCTTTCATACACATGAGCTTCTAATAAATATCTCATTTCAAGGCTGGCATACCGTAGAGACTGCGTGTCGCCGTGAATCAAAAAGGATCGAGCGTTATTTAGGTGAAAGATTTTGTCGTAATTTTTTACGTCCATGTGATCTCCAGACTGATTGATGCAGCAGGATGATGATGAGGTTCACCCCTCTGAGGGTTGTACGTCACCGGTCGTCACCGATCAATTGAAGAATCATCCGCTCGAATGGATACTGTTTATTCATCCAGTATCGAGTAAGCCATGTACTTCCTTATTACGCGCATGAGAGAGAAAGGTGTCGCCCGGGAGTGGAAGGCGATCCGGCAAACGGTCGGCATCCGTGGTGACATCAACATCAGAAACCAGATGTGCGAGCCGCTCAACCGGACAAGTGACATCGCCGAGATCCGGTTTTCCAGCATGCCACTTGATCCAGTGGAGCTTCCGCCATTGCTGGATGCCAGGCTGTCAGGGATGGCGACCAACGCTTTCACACTGAGCGGCCTGGAGGAAATCGATGGCGTGTTGTATGCGCAGTCGTGGTGGTGCAGGGAGGTGTGATCTTGTGTTGGACTTTCGTCGGCAGAACGCCGTAGATGGTTGGGCCAATTCTTGGGCCAATTTATCGGGGGAGTACGGAGTACAGCGGGGAATCCTTGGGGCTGGGCCTCTGAATTCAAAGGCCGATCCCCCGGTTGCACCCATGCAGACGTCATAATTAAATGTCGCGTCTTACCAATAGGGTGCTTGATTTATAGGGCTTTTGTCGTGCTTGGGAATTTGGCTGGGCCAATGATGGGCCAAAACGACGAATTACAGCTTGTTCAGTTCGGTCCAGTCGGAGGTGGAGTTGATCCACTTCGCATAGGTCGAGAGCAACATTTGTACACTGTGACCCAGTTGGTTTGCAATAAATGCAGCGTTCATGTTGGCCATCAGGCACATCGTTGCATAGGTGTGACGGCAGTCATATTGCCGCCGCCGACGAATGGCCAGCCGCTCCAGCGCCGCGAGAAAGTATTTCTTCGGCGTGCTGTCTGACCTGATCCACTCGCTGCTGGCGTCCGCCGGCGCAAACACAAACTCCGCACCATCGGCTGCCAGCGACCGCGCGACCCGAATAGCATTCAGCGCCCGATCATTGAGCAGCACATCCCTGACCGTCTTGGTCTTGATCCTTTCGAACAACTCCCCCTTTACGATCACCCGGCACACGTGCGCCCGTCTTTTATCCTCGTTGACCTCTGACCATTTGAGCGCCCGGATCTCGCCCGGGCGCATGCCGGTGAAAAACGAGAACTCAAAGTAGGCAGCGTAGAGCCTGGTCGGCCCCTTCAAATGCTCGTACATGTCGGCGATGATCCGCTCGGCATCATCACGCTCGAACGGATCGACCTGCCGCTTGGCAATCTTGGCTCGAGGAATCGACAGGCACGGGTTGCGCGAGATGTGCCCATCCATCACTGCCGTGTGCAGAACACTCGACAGCTTATCGGTGGCATTGCGGCGCACGCCCGGCGACTCCCAGGCGATCGCCGAAACGATCTTGCGCAGGTCCGCCGAGGTGATGTTGTCGATTCGCTTGCTGGCCAGCGCCGGCATCCAGAACCGGTTCAGCACGCTTTTGTAGTTGTCCCGCGTGCTGTCGACTATCTCCCGGCTGTCCAGCCAGATCTGGGCGAACTCGCCAAAGGTCGGCGTCTTGCGGTCGAGCAGGTAGCCGGAGTTCGGGAACATCTGGGCGTAGAGATCGTCGTTCATCGCGCCCAGCTTGATCAGTTCCTTTACACGAGCACAGAGACTGCCGGCCGCCGCGAGCCCCTTGGCGTTCGGCTTATATGGAGTCGGCTCGCTTCGACGCTGACCGTTCCAAGTAAAACGGATCCGGACGCTTTCGCCGCGGGGCTCGACGCCATCAGGGAGGCCCACTGATTTTCTGCCCATGTGTTGTATCTCTCCAGGCTGTACATGATTCGTCCGTTCACCTTCCCCCAGACGCCGATCGGGATGATGCCGGCCAGGCGCTTGTGTTCGAGGGCTTTGGAAGTGGTGCCGATCAGCTCGGCAAGGCGTGACTCCAGAACCTTGTCCACCAGCAGCGCGGCCGGGTCGTCAAGGATCTGTGGTTGTTTCGATGACATAGCTGTCTCCATGCCGCGCGTGGCGGCAGAAGGTGGGGATGGGTTACGGCTTGGCGATCTTGTTCCAGCCGCCCTGACGATGGGTTTCGTGGAAGGTGTCGGCGCCGCGGTGCTGGCCGTGGCTGATTCGGCAGAGCTTGCAGGTTCGGGCGTTACCAAAATCGCCGTACTTGACTGCCTCGAACCTGGTCCAGCGATGGCCGAACGGCTTGCATATCAGTGTTCGGGCCGTCATCACGATGGCGTTCCAGAGCTTCGGGTGATTGGAGTGCAGGTCGTTGTGGATGTGGTTCAACCGCATTCCCAGCCGCCACCGCAGCGGCCGGCTCTTGTCGCCCTTGCGCACCGGTTCAGTGATGAGTTTTCCAATTTGTTTAAGCATAGGAATTCCTCGCCCGCCGTTCACCGGCAGGCTGGTAGGTGGAAGAGGGGTTACTTCGGTTTGGTGGCTGACGCTCGTTTCCGCGCGGCTGTGACCAAGGATTTTGACGTGCTCGCAACACCGCCTGCGACATCCTCGGGAAGGATCGCGGTATTGCAGTGAGGGCAGAGCGGCGCCATCTTCGTGCTACGCCAGGCTTCGTCCATCACCTTGGCTGCCCGGCTGCGCATCTGAAATTTCTCGGCTTCGTCCAGCTCGCGCCGACGGCGCTGAAGTGAACTCATTCCGCCGCTGAATACTTCAACGATGCCAACAAATGCATCGAAGGGTTCAACCTCGACTTCGCAATCACTGCACCAGACTCGGCGCTCCTTCTCGTCATAGACCAATTTCTTGTGTCGGCACGACGACGCAGGTCGGCGAGTCATCCCCCTGGCTACTCGGAGATCCTCGATCTGGACAACCTTCACGCCATACAGATATTCCTGCGGCTCGATCGGTGCATCACTCATCACCGAGGCCCCGAGTAGATGAGCCAGGCCATGTAGGCGATGGCGGGGAGGATCATGGCGTCACCTGCTTGATGTTCGACTCGACCCATTTGCGCATGCGATGCCAGCGATGCTCAGGGGTTTCAGCAGCCCACTTTCCGCGACCATCAGCCTGCATCTCGTAATTTCCGGGGTGCTCGTCATTTTCGTAAACGATCTCGGCTGCCATTGCTTCGGCGATACCGAAAGCCTCCGATACGCTCTCTCGGCAATGCGAATCAATGGTGCTCATTTCCAGCCCGCGTTTTGCACCGAGAACGCCCAGCGTGCAGAACTGGCCATCCGCTTCCAGCGTGTCGGTCACCAGCCGCTTATCCGTCATCGCATCGAGTGCGTCGCGCAGTTCGACCAGGAACGACTGGCCGCGCTTCCCGCTCAGCGCCGACTTCACGGCGCCCCGCCAGCACACCAGACCCCATCCGCCGCAATCATCGCTGTATCCGCTGCGGCTCATGGCGTCACCTTGATGTCGACATCGTCATGGATCCACTCGATATCCAGCAGGTCGTCGTCATCGATTTGCGCCCCGCGCAAGTCATCGCTGGCCACCAACTCGGCAACTTCGTCGTCATCGATGTCCTCAATCACCTTTCGAAAATTCACGACCGCCTTTCCGGTCAGAACGACTGTTCTTTTCATTGGGCAATACCTGTCCTTTGCCGCTATAGCGGCTGACTTTGAAGGGGGAGGGAGTTACGGGTAGTTGGTGCTGATGCGCTTGGCGATGGCTTCGAGCTGCTCGGCCATTCCCCACATGTCGTTGTTGTCGCGGCGGGACACTACGGCGGCGCGCTGGACGTTTCGGTCGATCAGGATCTTCGCTGCCAAAAGAATCAGCCAGGCCTCGAACTTGCGCCGGAAGAACCGCTTCATGGTTTTTCACCCGCGAGAGTGATGAACTCTCGATTGAACGCGGCGACAGTCTTGTAATGCGTCCGGCCTTCCCAGATCGGCACAAGCCTGTAGCAGTCACCCCAGTGGCTGAAGCCTGGGCGTCGGCAAACAACCTTGTTGGTCGAGTACAACGAGCCGTCACGCTTCCTTCTGAAGTCGGCCATGGTCATTCGCCCTGGTTGGCCAGCATGTTCAGGCGCATGCCCGATGTGCCGGGGATTTCGCGGCAGCGTTCGCTTGCTCCCGAAACGGCTGGATGTGCTGGTGAAGCCATCGCTTTAAGGCTGTTTCGCACAGCTTGATATTCGCCGTTGCGGTAGCTGCCAAATGCGTAAATGAACGGCCTTCGGTGGTTATGACCATCACGCAACAGGAAGTCTTTACAACCCTGCTCGGTGAAACAGGCCGTTACGAACACGTCAACATCCTTCATGGCGTAACGCTCCCAGCCCGGTGTATCGCGGTGGCCCTGGTGCAAGGCCTCCAGCCGGCGTGCTTTCGTGTCGTCCGCCAGGCAGTAGTCGCCGCTCTCTGTCTCTACCCATTCAATTCGGTCGTGGTCGTGGGTGTCGAGCGTTGGAATGCCCCGTTTTTCCATCACGGCAAACAACGGCTGATCAGTGCAGCGGTTATCTTGCGATACGATCAGTTCGCCAATTGCCGAAAGCTGAGCAAGCTGAGCTTTAAGGTCGTCGAGGTATTGATCCGCTTCATTCAGGCGCAGCTGCAGGGCTTGCTCGCGAGCCGCCGATTCTTCAAGCGACCGGGACAGCCAGCGGATCCGGTCCTTCGCGGCGGTGAGCCAGACGATTGCCGAATGGTAACCGGGCGTCTTGCGGAGAAGAGCGTTGATATTCAGTGGCTCGTTCCCGTGGAGGAAGACGCCGTTGGCCAGCTCATCGTCCGTGTACTCGCCAAGGGTCAGTGCCGCACGCTGGCAGTTGTAATGGTCGCCGTGCGGGTCGGCCTGTCCTTCTTGCCGCCACTTCGCTGCCGGGGTTTTCTGTGCCTCGCTCATCCTGCAATCTCCATCGATACCAGATCATGGGCATTCACAACCGTCATGCCGAGGCGTTCAGCGATCAGCACTTCGAGGCGCGCGCCTTTTGAATGCTCCCATCCCGGGAGCGTGGCCACCGTGTCGCAGTCCATCAGGGCGGCGATGTCGCGGCGCATGCAGTCATTCCAGGAACCGCCGTCCGGGTTCAGTTCGGCAGGGTTGGTGACGGCATGGCCGGCGTCGCGCAGGTTGGCGGTCATTGCGGCGAAGGCGGGGAAGTTGAGGCCGGGCAGGCCGGTCATTGGGCCGCTGAGGTAGATGCGCTTCATGCTGCCTCCGCGACTGGCTGGCGAAACACAGGAAGTGCGCCGGCCTGCTCACGCACCACCTTCATACCCGCCTCGTCGTAACCCCAGATGTTGCTGTCATTGAACCGCTCAGGACCGAGATAGCCACGGCTCAGCGGCTCACCGGTGCAGATGTAATCGCGAAAGGCTTCGACCAGGCTGCGCAGCGTGCCGCCGTGACTGAAGCCGCGCCACCGACCACCCCACACTGTTTCATGGGTGAAGACACGCTTGCCGCTGTAGTCGTCAATGATCCACACCTTGCCGCGATGATCGACTTCCATGCTGGCGTAGCGATTCACGGACTGGCTGTAGAAGAACCGGCGGCCATGGTCGGCGATGATTCGGATAGCCTGATTGACGTGCTCTACGCGCTGGCGCTTCAGAGCGAGTTTGTTTTCTTTGGGCATGGGGCGTCCTATGCCGGGGCATGCCCGGGCGGTGGATTGGCAATTTGATGTTGTTTTGTGGTTTATTGCTGAAAGTTTCTATGGATTAGACGAGGTAGGAAGTGGGAATAGAAAATCTGATGATGACCATTCACAGAGTTCCTAAAATAGAGTTGGATACCGGAACAGACTGGACTGCCGTTTGGACGGCTGTTGGAACTTCGCTCGCGACTATTGCTGTTGTTTTAATAACTACCGCATATACAGCGTACTCTTTTCGTAAAACAATTAAGGCGCAAAAGGACGTGGCCGATTCGCTGGAAGCGAGTCGTATCGAGCACTCCAAAGCTGAAGCAGTCGCACGCAGCAGGCAAGATTGGATTAATAGTTTAAGGGATGCGGTAGCTTCTTTTATCGCTACAGGTGATGACCTTTCCGCCTCATCAAATAAGCTTCATAACAGACCTCCGTTGGTGCCTGAGACTCAAGAAGACGTCCACCGTTCCCAGGATCTATACGACAAGCTTTACTCAGAGTTTTCACAAAGTCTATCAACTGCGAAACTGCACTATGCCAGAGTTCAGCTATATACGAATCCAGCGGAAGCAGAAAGCGAAGAGCTGCTGTTAGCAATGAATGCATACGTCAAAGCGTGTGCAGAGCGTATGCCGAGTGCAGACCTAGGAAACGCAGTTGTAGAAGTTGCTCAAAGAATAATTAAAAAAGAATGGGTAAGGGTTCGGGCTATGAAAACGTAGTCCAGCAGGAGACTGCTGGGATTTTGTTATCAGTCGCCACAGAAGCAGGCGATGGCCTCGTCCTGATCGGCGAACATGTCGAACTGCGTATCTGAATAGTCGAGCATCTGCTGGTAGCTTGGACGGTCACTGCGGAAGCGGGCGCCATCGCCGGTGAACTTGCCGCCGGATACCACTGAGCTTTCCATTCGCGCCCACCATTTAGCTTTGGGACGGTCGCTGGCGATGATCGAATAAATCTGCTTGGCCCCCTTCAGAAAGCAAAGGTCGCAGTTGCCTTCCAGCGTCCGGCCGTTGATCGTGGGCAGCAACAGGTCGAATTGCTGGCCGGCCCAGAAGTCAGTCACGTCCTGCACGCCGACACCTGCGTCAGCCAGCGGCATTACCATGGTGGCCCACTTACTTTCGCTGGTGCTCTTCCGGTGCCGAATCTTGACGACGCGGCGGGGCTCGTCGGCGCGAATGCCGGTCAACATGTCCACCGGTCTCTCTTCGGTCGAAAGGCCCAGACTGCGCAAGTATTTGTGGATGATCCGGATCTTCAGGTCGATTGTGCAGAATCTGGTCACCGGATTGGGCAGGTACTTTCTTTTGCGTATCAGCGCCTCGAACGGCTCGCCCTGCCTACTTGCGCTCGCGAAGTCGACCACCTCAAACCCGGCCTCGCTGTCCCTGAACTCAAGCCAAACAATCGGCACGGACCAGCGCTCGGCGCATTCCCGCACAAATTCCAGTGTGGCGGGGTGCTCCTTGCCGGTGTTGGCGAAGGTGACGACCAGATCGGCCAGGTCATCGTTGTTGTCCAGCACCTGGCGAAGCATGTAGGCGCTGGTTCTGCCGCCGGAAAAGCTGACGACCGTTGTCCCGGATATTTTATAGGGAGACATGGGCGACCTATGCCGGGTCATGCCCGGGCGGCTGGCGTGATTCGTTGAAGTGGGGTGATGGGCTACGCTTAACGCTCCACAGTGAGGTGTGCGTTATGAGTGAAGATCGGGTAGTTGCGCTTGAGATTGCCTTGAAAACCGTTATGGCGATCGCTAGAAACAAAGGTCTGGATGTTGACGAACTTTGTCGAGACTCAATCGGTGCAGTGATGGCTGACCCCACAATGAAGTGGGTAAAGGCGGATCATGTTCCGAATGCAATCAATGAGATTGAGACGGCCAAGGCTGCGATAGCGCGTCCGAAGTCGAGTTCAGCGCAATAGGTGAGGGCTGGTCAGTCGTGCAGGTGCTCACGCTTTCCTGTCTGCTGATAATGCAGGTCCTGGATCGCCAGCTGGTGGTCGATGGTGAACATCGGGTTGCAGGTGGTGCAGTGCCCAGCGATTCGGATGGCCTGGTACGAAAGTGAAACCGAGGCATAGTCTCGGTAGCACGAAGGACATTTGATTGCGTCCACACCGCAGCAGGTAAGCGCTTTGTCTTCGTCGTTGTGGTTCGCTTTGCAGACCGGACACTCGTACAGCTCGATGATGTCTGGCCGGCAGCAATCCATGGCCTCGTCTTCATCGTCGTGAATTTCGCGGCATGCTCCGCATTGGTAAAGCGCCTTGATTTTCAAATCCATGATGTTCTCCAATGCAGGCGCCGCCCTCCGTGACCGGTGGTGGCAATTTGGTTTGGGTTGGGGTATTACGGATGACCGGCATGATGCCGGCCCAAGGAGCAAACGACATGTCGATGAAGATCACGATTAATCGTAAAGGCCTCGATCAACTTTTAAAAAACGCCAAGGAAATGGAAGGGACGCATCAGGTAAAGCTTACGGATACCTTGAATGCTGAATTTGTTTCCTCGCACAGCAAGTTTTCTGATTTAGAAGCCTTGTTTACTGGTTCTGGATTCAAAATCGATAGCCCTGAAGACTTTGCCGCCATTCCAGATGAGGATTGGGACAAATTCATTTCGGAGAATACGGACTTCAGCAATTGGGAAGAGATGCAGCGCTCCGCCGGCACAGCGTACATGAAAGCCAAGCTACACAAAGGCGTCTAAGCGAGCCACTCCGGCGGGAGAAACTATCTCGTCCCCCGGATCACGCTTCAGTTCGGCCAGACTTTCATTCCGAAACATCCGCGCCACGTTTTCGCTTATCTGCACTTTGTGGCGCGGGCTTTCCATCGCTTGGAATGAAAGGGTTGGTCCGAGCGCATGAGCGTTCAGAATCAGGTTCTGCACCGCCTCGTTGATTTCCTCGATACCGTTCCAGGCCATCAGTTCATCAAGCTTCTGCCGAGTGCCGAGACGTAACCGGTGCCGCAGTTCCTTCTCGTCGTACTGGATTCGCTTCTCGGCGGCCTTCGCCGATCGCTCTTGCCCACTCTTGGCCATGGCCTACCTCTTCTATGCCACTGGCCGGCAGCGCCAGCCAGGTTTGTCGTTTGCGTTGTTGAACTCGAACACGTCTCACCGAATTGAACCGCCATCCGACAGCTCAATCCGATACTTCGCGGCGATCTGCTCAATCTGTGGCGTCGTCAGCTTCTCGCCCAGGGCGCGCAGCTTGTTGCGTACCTCGATCGGCGTTCGCCGGACCGTGCCGAACTCGGTAACGATGGCAGCAGCGTCGCGAATCATCTTCGCCAGCTCACCTTCCTTCTTGGTGAACTCCCGGCGCGCATCCTTGCGGCGGGTGATGGCTGAGTTCCACATGCTGATCGGCTTGGGCTGGGTTTCGCTGAGCCCGCACTGGCGAACCTGGCCGCCAGATGCAAGGAAGGCCGCAGTTGCGGCCTCGATGGGTGCCTGGCGTTCGTAGCCAAGCTGGATGAGTGTGTCCATGTCAGGATGCTCGTGAGTTGAGTGTGATGCCGTGGAAGCGGGCGATGCGGCGCAGTGTCATGCGGCTGACGCCAACCTGCTCGGCAATGGTGACCTGGCTCATGTTGGCCTTGGCCAGTCGACGAATGCGCGGTACCAGCTTCGCTTCCTCCTTGCGCCGATCCTCAAGGGTGGCGTCGGTGGTGGTGGCGAACTTGATGCCGTACAGGCAGGCGATGTAGTTGATGGTTCGGGTCGACTTGCCCAGGGCCTTTGCCGCGGCGCAGACCCCGGAACTGGTGTAGCCGCGAATCGCTTCAACCAGATCTGCGTCTACCGGCGGTACGGCCGATAGCAGATGGTCTGGGCAGGCCCTGACGGCATCGGCCACGACCAGCACCTGGCCGCCGGCGGATTCGAACTGGGCAATGGCTTGCTGCAGTTCGGCGGCGTTCATGCGGCCGCCTTCACCAGCCTCACTCCGGCCATGCTGAACTTGGAGCCCTGATTCGCGACAAGCGCATCGAGCGCTTCCCAATTGACGGACAGAACCGATAGAGGGGCTTGGCCGTAAGCCACGGCTTTGACCAGCCCCTCAAGATCGAAGACCTCTGCCTGTAAATTCGCCGGCTGAGCGGCGGCTGCCACAGGCTTTGGTGCGGGCTGATGAGTAACCGGCGCCGACCTCACCGGTGCGGGCGTCATAACAGGTGCAGGCTCAACAACAGGCTCAGCAACCAGCTTCGCCTTTGCGGCGTCCTCGATCTTCTGCAGTTCCTCTTTGCGGATCCGCTCGCGCTGGGCTTCGGCTTTTGCGTCCTCGGCCTTCTGGTGCTCTGCAATCCGCACTTTGATCAGCGCAACCAGATCGTCATTGGCTTTCGTTACCAGGTGCTGGATGTCATTGAACAGAAAGACGTGTTCGGCGGCCAGCTCAGCAAAGCTGGTCAGGTTCAGCCGGATGCCATCGGCTGCTTGGCTCGCAGCAATCTTCGCCCGAGCCAGTTCGGTATCGACTGCATCCTGCAAGCTGGCGATGGTGCGCTTGTTCTTCATGGCGCCAGCGAAGTCAGCGGCTACCGCCGGCAATACGACCTTGCCCAGGGTCTTGTTGATCGCGGCTACGTGATCAGTCAGCGCCTGCTCGGCCTTCTGCTTGATGTTTGACTTGACCAGCAACTCTTGCGCCTTCACTAGCTTGTCGACCTTCAGGCGCGTTTCGCGGGCGTGCGCTGAAATGCGATCCAGCGATGAGAACAGTTCGTCGATGGTGGCGGTTTGCGACAGGGCCTGCTTCTTAGCCGTCGCGACTGCTTCCTCGACATCGCCGCACCACTTGACTGCCTTCTTGGCATCGGCGAAGTCTTGATCGGTCGTCAGCTCGGTTTTTACCGTGTCGATGACTGCGAGCGCCGATTGCTCGAATACTTTCAGGTTGCTGGCGGTAACCATGCCGGTCAGTTCGATGCGCAGCGCTGGCAACTCGTCAGGCGCCTTGCCGACGACAATCGAAGGCGCCTCAGCCATTTCGAAGTTGGCCAGATCAGCCTCGAACTGTTTCCAGCCTTCGATCAGTTGCTCGGCGCGGCCGGCGACAGGGCGGTATTCCATACTGACGAAGTTCTCGGCGGTGCCGTCGGAGCAAACGAAAATCACCCGTTCGGCGCCGCTGACCAGCAGCTGTTGCTCAAGTTGCCAGTAATAGTGCGGGGCCAGGTCTTCAGCCTTCACCTGGGCAACCAGCGATTCGTTCCAGAGCTTGTGCTCGAACAGTGTCTCGCCGAGCATCGTCGCGCCGTCCATCGAGGCCAGCAGGTTGCCCAGCGTGCCAACAACTGGATACAGCTCTTCGCCAATCATCACCTCGACCAGCGGGCGGGCCGCCGCTTCAGTGGCGTGGCCTTTGTCGAAGATGAACTGCTGCGAAGGAGTCACGTCAGGGGCGATGCCGGTCTTCTTGAGGGTCAGCAGATCGGTGCGGGTCTGGTACTTCGAGGCGCCCTTCATGGCGGGGGCTTCGGAGGCGGTGAAGTGCTTGGCGCGTAGTGCGTGCCACTCGGCGGAGCCTTGAGCTACGTTGTGAATTTTCATGCTGCATCTCCATCGAGGGCTTTGAGGTTGGTGATGGTGTCGATCTGGGGCTGGGTCAGCGTGTACTTGCTGCTGATATTCGCGATGATGTGGTCTGGGTTGGTACGGCCCGAATCAATGAGCGGTTGCCACTTCGCGATGTTCTCGGCGAGCAGTTCATCGGAGTAAGCAGGAAGGGNGTCTGAACCTGGTTCGGAACGGACTTTGGTCGGCGATACGTCACGAATTATCGGGGCCGACTCCTCGAGTTCGTCCGGGCTGTACACTCCGAGGATCACATCAGGGCAGTACAGGCGAGACCAGCGNTTGGTNGCCAGATAGGCCAGTTGTTGGCGAGGATCATCAGCCCAGAGAGTGCTGTTGCGGGTGCGAGCTTGAGCCAGCAGCAATTCCAGGACGCGTGGCTCATCTTCGCCGCGGAAGGTGGCCCAGACTTTCACGCCCAAGCCTTCTTCGTCTTCGAGCCTCCAGCCTGGCTGGCGGTATTGTTTGCCTTCGCTGTTGGTCTTGATGTCGAACTTGCCGATCACCTTTTCCCAAGCGCCATACCACTCGTAGTGCAGTCGATCCAGCACCGGTGCGCAGGTGGTAATCACCGCGTTGACCAACTGGGCTTCGTACCCGAGTACGCCATTCACCAGGTGCGTTTTCTGCGCAACAGCGAAGGGGTTCATTTTCCACTGCATGGATTGCATGACGACCGCCAGGCAATCTGCCGAGTTACCGTTGAAATGCTTCGGCACCGTGGCGCGGCCGGTGGCCATGACATCGGCCAGGCGCATCATCTTGTCGAGACTGTCACCATCAAGGACCAGGGCGCTGGTGCTGGTCGCAGCATGGGGAAGAATGTGCAGGGTTTGTTCGTGCGCCACCGGCGCCACACTTTGTGCGGACATGACTGTTCCTTGCCGCGATGCACGCAGCGTTTGAAGGTGTGGGTTATTGGGTGAGCTGGCCGGAGTAGGCGCTTGCCAGCATCCAGGCAGTGAAGAAGAGCAGGGCAATGGCTGAGCCGCGCCAGAACCAAAAGCGCTTTGCGCGCTGATAGGAGGTCATGGCCGAACCCTTACCGCAATCCGCCCGCCCTTCATTGTTGCAGCCAGGCGCCGTGGCAGACTGGCGACCAGTGATTCGCGGGATTTGCCGATCACCTCATTAAAGGGAAGGCCGAAGCCGAGCAGGACCAGCTTCGATTCAATCTCATCGATTTGCTCGTCGATCAATGATTTAGCCGGTGCAGTGGTCATGCGGCAGTCCTCTTCAGGAAAGCGGCGCGCTCGCAGTACTTCGTGTCGAGAGCATCGCGATAGCGGTTGGCGTTGGCGCGATCGATCAACTCGGCGAGTTCCGCGAGTTCGATCATGCCCATCACAAAAGTCCGATCCGGCGTAGGGCTAAGAGAGAGCGACATCCGCGCTATCTCGAACTCAATGCCGGCCACAGCTTTCTGGGCGCTCACAATTCGTCGTCCTCGGCCTTGGCGATCAGCGCGTCATCCACCAGCGGCTCAAGCAACGCTTCGGCGATCTCGCCAAGCTTGCCCAACGGGTGGTCGCTGTTGCCTAACAACTCGGCGACATCGTTCTTATCGACATTGCCGCGCGCCCCCGAAATCAGCAGTCGGCCGAGCGCAGGTGTTTCAACCTCGCAATTGGCAAGGCGGTTATTCACGTACTCATCAACCGCCAGGGCGAATTGATCAACAGTCACGCCCTGAGGCTTATTCATGCGGCGCTGGAAGGACACGCCGGTGGAACGCAACAGCTCCTCCTCAGCGTTATAGAGCCACTCAGTCCGAGCGTCTTCATGCGCGCTGTGGCTCACTGGAGGCGGCTTGCGGTGGTGTTTAGGCAGAGAACTATGCGGGGTGTTCATGATCGCCTCCAGACCGGCGAGGTGGAGTAGGGCGAGGGCCGCCCATCCGTTTTAAACATATGGACCGCGGGCCATTTGGCGTGATCCGCTTTTCTGATGAGTGACGCAGGGGGCCGCATTGCGCGGTGCAGAATTCGTCCGCATCCGTCTGCCCACTCGCTGAATGGACAGATGTGATGCTTCAGCCTTCGCAAGACCATTGATGGTGGTTTGCGTGTTCCTCGCTGCAGAACGGCAGGCGTTGATCCATGGCTCTGCTCCGGTTGTTTTCCCAATGCACCCGTCACCAGGTGCATCAGTGAAAAATTCCGTTTCTCCACCACGCGCATCGCCGGATTCATATCTCTGGCCGTCGTCGCACATTTCGTGTTCGGTGCTGGTACGGCT